GGACTTTCTCATACCTACCTGTGCCTTTATACCTAGTCTTCAGGAGACGTAGTATAAAGCTCCCTGAGTCGTCGTTTATACTTCTTTCATAGGAAAGTATGTTAGACCCATATTTGGAGGTGTGAGAGGAGTCTGCTATGTTGTCCAAGCCTACTTCTGCACCTGTTTCAAATGTAATACTTTTGGAACCATCTTTATTTGTAGCTCCACCACCATTCTTAGTGAGGTGAGATAAAATAAGACCAGTAACTTCATATTGCCTACAAAGACTATTCAAATCCTTTAAGACAGTATCAAGTAATTGTTTCTTAGATGATGTACTTTCAGATAAACCAGTGAGGTTATCTAATACTATCAAAGATACATTATCAGCTTCTACATGGGCTTTAATGGAATTAAAAGCATCATTCCAAGGAGTTGTTTCTATACCATCAAAGAATGTAAGATTATCATCCTTTAACATCTCTTCTGCTTTAGGTTTAACAACAGAGTCAATCCATTGCTGGACTTCTTCCTTTGTTGAACCGCAACTAGAATACATGTCATAGAATGGAGTCTTGTAGTAGGCAGACATAAAGTGTAATACAGGTTCAATAGATTTCATCTCTGTATTCAACACTAATACCTTCTTACCTGATTTAAGTATATTAGCTGCTGCATTATAAGAAATTGTCGTCTTACCGATGCCTGTTCCTCCTACAATTACATTCAAACCACCATAAGCTAATCCACCACTAAGTATTTTATCTAATACTTGTACTCCAGTGGGGAGGACAGGTGGTGCAGCATCATTAAGCATCTTGAGGATACCATGCTTCCTTGTAATACAAGGTATAGCAGGGGAGGTGGCATTATTAATAGCATACCTTAAATCATCCCAAGCACCAGCAGTAATGTAGCCATTGGCATCTTTATAGTCAGATTTAAGCTTTACTTCTTTAACCTTATCTGTACCTAGAATCTTAATAGCTTTCTTGACTGCTGCTTGTCCAGCTTCATCAGCATCAAAACATAAGTAGATTTCTTCAAACTTATTTAACCAATGTCTTTGGTCTGCTAATACACTTACTGACCCACTACCACCTGGTAATGATACACAATAAGGAATCCAATCACCTTTAGCTGCATAAGCTTGGTAAACAGACATACAGTCCAATTCACCTTCTGTAATAACTAACATCTTTTTATTAGTCATTGTTTGATTAGAGTATTGACCAAATAGATAGTTAGCTTCATCCTTATCAGGGGAATTACATCTAAAGAATGCTTTCTTTCCGTCTACTTTGAATCTAACATTCTGAGATTGTACCACTCCTGATTCATTAACAATAGAAGCTACTTCATAATCTGTACCATTACTGTGATACCCACCATACCTAAACTTAGAGAAGGTGGAAGGGGAGATACATCTATGAGTCTTAGGAATCTGTTTAATCACTTCAGGAGGAATAAGTTCTAGTGAAGAACCTTTAGATTCCTCCACCATATCTGTCAAGTTATAAGGTTTACTTAATCGTTTCTCTGTACTGTTCTTATTATCATACAGAATCTGTTTACCATCTTCAAACTCTAAAATTGCTACTTCACAATCAGGACGATGACAAGCAGCCCTAGTGGAGTTATCTTCATTTAAGTAAACAATCATTGATGTATGATGGCAAATAGGACATTCCATTTTACCTTTGTACTGACCCATAACTCCTCCTTATTTTAAATTAGATTGATTGATAGTGCAGTCAATCCAACCATTATACCAGTCATCTGATAATAGTACATCATGTTTAAATTGATACATTGCTTCTTTATATGTAGCCCAAGCCTTATTAGGGCAGAAGTCAAGAATCTCCCTATGAAACTTCTCCTTACCGAGTAGTTTTAAATCCTCTTTGAGAGGAACACAACTACCCCAGTATGTTTTCCAGTTTGATTCTTTGACTGTCAGCTTCTTATTCTTCCTACCAGCAATAGACTCAGATTTCTTAGAGTATAGAGATTTCTTCCCTATATACTTCTTACCTGAGTCTAAGTTAGTAATCAAATAAACAAATGAGTGCATATTCTCAGGGGGTTGTAATAATGGTTTACCTTGATAAAACCAAATCATTTAACCGTCCCATTCTGTAAAGTCTTCTTCCTGTAGAGACTTAATCCTATGTTCATACATAGGAATAGTTATTGTCTTTACATTATGTAATTCTTCCTCAAATACCTCAGCAAAATACTCACATAATCGTTGTCTAAAAGCATTAGTGCATTCATCAACTATTTCCTCTAAACGGTTGGATTCTAAATCTAAAAAGTGATGATACAACTCTTTAGATTCAAACTCAATAATGTCATCAGTCACCTCATCAGGAAGGGTATCGTTATCTATTAATTCTACTACACCTTGCTGTTGGTCATTTAACACATATTCCAAACTATTACTATGAAGTACTCTATACATCATATTCTCATCCATTGTAGCTATAATTGCTTTAGCATAGTGAGATGTTGCTTCAGGTTCATTTAGACTCATCATTATTATACCTTCTTACTGTTTAATGCTGTACCTGACCGTAAATAGTACATTCCTGTTTTCAACTTACCCTTCCAAGAGTAGAAGTGCATTGCTGTCAGTTCTTTCTTAGTTGGCGTATTTAAGAATAAGTTCATAGATTGAGCTTGGTCTACATAAGGCTGCCTACCAATAGCTAAGTCTAACAACACCTTGGGTTTAATCTCCCAAACTGTTTTAAACAATTCTTTAATTGAATCAGGAATCTCTTCTATATGTTGAACACTACCTCTATCTCTGATAATCTTATTTCTAATATCATCATTCCATAAGTCATGTTCTTCCAGTGCTTTTACAAGGTAACGATTAACCACTGTATATTCACCTACTGTACCTCTACGTTTATAGATATTAGAAGTAATAGGTTCAAATGATTCAGTGTTACCTAATAGTTGGGAAGTGGTAACAGTGGGCATAAGAGCTATTAATAAGCTGTTAGCTACAGGGATAGGGTCTATGCTCCCATACTTTGCTTTCTGTTTGATAGAGTAAGATAAATTACGATGGTCTTGTCCTTCCGAATAAGGACTACCTAGCCACCCAAGATATGTGCCGTATCTACCTTCCTCAACTAACTTCTTAGAAGCTTGAAGAGCAGATTGGTAGATTGTACCGAATGCTTCTATATTTTTATAGTGGGCTTCATTTGAGTCAAATGGGAGTCCAAGTCGAATAAAGTATTCAGCTAACCCTTGAACTCCAATACCTAGTGGTCTACGACTAAGATTAGATTTTCTAGTCTTCTCATCAGGGTAGTAGGAGAGGTCAATAGCTACATTGAGCATACGAACTATAGTTTCAATTAAGTTTTCTTTTTCTGAATCTCTGAGGTCAAACCACTTATCTAAATTGATATTAGCTAAGTTACAAACAGCAGTCTCATCAGGTCCTGAGAACTCGACCACTTCGGCACACTGCCCTGTCAAGATACCATTAACAACCATCATATTACGTTTAGGTTCGGTTAAACAATATGTATCATAACTGAAATAGTTAGGGTAGCTTTCAACAATCTCTTGTTTTACATATTCACCATTCCAACCCCAAGTTAGAATCTTCATACCACGTCTTAATCTATCAGCTCTAATGAACTCATATTCAGATGGGTTTGGAGAACCATTAGGAGGACACCCAATGAGTTTACTATCTTTTATCCCAATAGGGAACTTATGATAGTTAGTACAGTGTAATGTTTTAATACCTAATTGTCCTTTAGTCTTTACACGGACAGTGTAGGAATTATCTGAGACACCAGTATATTTAACAGTTACCTTACTCCACTTTTCACCATTCCAAATGGTCACTTCTTTATCTTTCAATTCCCAAATAGGTATTTCACCTTTGTCAGTTAAAAGTAAAGAATCACCATGTACACAAAGATTGGAGGACTTAATAGTCCCAATGTTTTTCTGCATAGAGTATTCGTTGACTGTATCTTTATACCCAATATAAGGCATACCAGTCTCTATCTGTGAGTGTAGAATAGCATCCCATAGGTCTCTAGCCTTAACTACTTTCCTATGTTTACCTTCTTCCACATATCGAAGATATAACTGTTTAAAATCGGTACCATAAACATCACTAAGTCCAGGACACTCTTTAGGACAAAACAAATACCATAAACCATCTTTTTCTACCTCTTCCATAAATAAATCAGGAACCCACATAGCATAGAATAAATCTCTACATCTACTAGCTTCTAATCCCTGATTGGATTTTAATTCAAGAAAATCAAATACATCAGCATGCCAAGGTTCTAAGTATAAAGCATAACTTCCTTTACGTTTACCACCTTGGTTCCAATAGTTAGCATTAGCCTCTGTTAATTTAGCGAATGGTAGAATACCAGCAGCAGTAGCTCCTGAAGATTCAATCTTAGTCCCTTTAGCTCTAAGGTTAGAGATGTGCATCCCAATCCCACCAGCATTTTTAGAGATTCTACCAGCTTCAGTTTGAGTCTTCTGAATCCCTTCATAGGAATCTTCTTCTAATCCTATAAGGAAACAACTAGCTAATTGTGCTTGCTCTAATCCACTGTTGATATTAATAGGTGTAGCAAATGTAAATAAACCATCTCGTAAGTATGAGAATACCTGTTTAACATAGTTTAACCCATAGCTTTTCCCTAAGTAATAAGCGACCCTGAATCTAATTAAATCAGGAGTTTCGACAGGTTTACCACCTACTAACATATTGTATTGGTTAGCCATAACCCTAACACCTTGATAATCAAACTCATGTCCTTTAGACCCATTAACTACCTCATTAAAGGCATTATCAATAACTTCACAAATATCACAACCTTTAATAGGTGAATCCATGGTTGATAATGGTTTTAATAATCTGTCTGATAGTTGATAGAATACTGACAATAATTGCCAAGTCTTAGTTGGGGAGTTAGGATAAGGAACATCCTTAGTTAAAGCAGTAAGAGCTAACCTACCAGCTAAATAGGTGTAGTCAGGATGGAGGATAGCATAAGACTCAGCTAAAGCTGCTGCTTGCTTATCAATCTCTTTAGATGTGACACCATCCATCAAGGTAGCGATTGTCTTAGTAGCAATCATATCAGGGTCTACCTTCAACCCTTCACTTTGTTTTCTTACTCTATTGAGGATTTTATTTAAATCTAATTCCTCAATAGAACCATCTCTTTTCGTAATTCTCATAAGCTGCACCCTTCACAGAATCCTGATTCTACGTTATCTTCATCATATTGTTTCAATGCTTCAATCAATTTAATATCTTTAGTCAACTTGATTAAATGACGATATTCAAAAGGAGATACATAACTACCTAAAGTACTGATAAACTTCTCACACTCAGGATTTACATTCAACTCCCACATGGTAGAGTAACCATTTACTTCTAAAAACTCTTTAAGTTCCATTAGTATCTCCTTCTATTAATCTCATATAAACATTACCTAATCTATCTATTTCCACAATAAAAGAATGCTGCTCACACCTAATCACATGGGTTACACCTAATAAAGGGTCAGGACACTCATTAAGCCTCATAGTTGTTTTAAACTTGAAGACTAACGGAGTTCCTGAGTTCAACATTGTAAAGTGATGTGGATAACCTAGTTGTGTAGCAAACAAATCAACCATGGTTGTAACATACCTAATGAGACTATAATTATCCACTGTCTCAGCCATATATGTTACTAATGCAATAGGATGTCCATAGAACATAATATCAATATAGTCATTATACAACTCTTCATTCTTACTGTACAACTCCTGCAACTCATAATAAGTTAAAGGGTTGTTAATGAAGTAGTAATAATCTCTTTCAAACAATCCATTATTCTGTTCATAGGCTGTATCAAATATATCAATTATTTCATCTACATTACTCAAGGGTGAACTCCCACGCATCGTGACCTCCTACCATTCCTGGTTGTTGGTAATTAGTTACTTTAGAAGTAAAGAAATCATTCTTAGTTTCCAAGTTTAATTTCTCCATAAATTGAAATGGATTCTCAGCATTATAGATTGGTCTTCCAATCAACATCTTCAAATACCCATCTGCAATGTGTTTAATATATTGAATCATATCTGAAGAGTTCATACCAAGTAAAGCCACAGGCAATGAATCCTTACAGAAATCAATCTCAACATCTACACATCCTTGTATAATAGAGATAATCTCTTCTTCTGATAATCCATCGTTATCTTCTGTTAGTTTATTATAAACAGCCACACCAAATAAGGAGTGGGAATGCTCGTCCCTTGAAATCATCTCGTTAGATTGGTACAAGCCAGGTAAATCAAAACCTTGTTCCTTACACCAGTAAATAGCACAGAAGGAGGAGGAGAAACTAATCCCTTCCACAGCAACGAATGCTACTAAAGATTTAAGTAATTCAGTGAGTGATTGAGGTTTCTCCACCAACCATTTCTCAGCCCATTTAAGCTTCTGAGCTACAGTAGGGAAGTTGTTGTAGGCATCAAATAACTTATTCTTCTCATCTTGATTCTGAATATAAGCATCAATAAGTAATGAATAAGTCTCTGAATGCACAGCTTCCATAAAGATTTGATGGGAATAGAAGTATCTTATTTCAGGGATTTCAATAGCTTCATAGAAGTTCAAGGCTAAGTTCTCTGTCACTAAACCATCAGAGTTGGCAAAGAAAGCTAAGACCATTAAAATGAAATGTTTCTGATTATCATTTAACTTCTCAAATCCATCTCTATCCTTTGATAAATCTATTTCATCTGCAAACCAAGTAGCTGAAATAGCAGCTTTAGTCATGGTCATAATATCGTGATGATGTAATGGGTATAGTGACCATCTATTCCCTTCTGAACCTACTATTGGCATTGTTATCCCTTTTTCTTTGTATACTCATTAAAGAAGTCTATTGCACAGTCTTCAATGAACTCATCATAAGAGTCTATTGTAATTTTAATATCAGTGGTGTCGTTGTAGAGCGTGATGGATTCCGTATCCCTAATGAAATCAAGATGATAACTTATTTTACTAAATGTTTCAATTAAGCGTAACACTTCAGCTTGTTTCTCAGGATTTGATTTATTTAACATTGTTACCCTACCTGTGGTCTATCATTTAACAAATGTAAAGCATCTTCAATACAATCTTCAATGAAATCATCATTGACATCTATACTTACACGAGTCCTATAACAACTATGCTCTAAATCTAGTTCATTATCATCTAGTTGATAGAAAGTATAACCAAGATTCTTTAAATGTTTATAGGTCTTCAATAAGAACTCTTGCTTATCTTCATCATTCTTTTCATAACTCATAACTATTCTCCTTGAGGTTGAACAACTTGTTTAACACAATACTCAATAAACTCAGGCTCAATATCTACTATAACATCATCATCTTCTGAGTCACCATATCCCAAAACTAAACCATCATTATAGGATATATTATTTATTTCAAACCCTAACTTAATTAAAGTTTTTAATAACGTCAATGTTCGTTCATTATCTAGTGCCATTGTTATTCCCCTAACATTTTGTTGCTTCTTCAATAAGATTCAGGATACTCCGAATCAATTTATTACAGTCTTCTACATAGATTTCTTTCAACCCTTGAGAAGCCTCCTTAGTATTCTCACCAATGTTGTAGTAAGGAGTATTCTGTAAACTGATTACTTTCTTACTGAACTGGTGGAATGGGTCTTCTGAGAAGGAGGAGACATAGTAAGTATGTCCATCATCCTTCTCTTTCTTTGTATTAATTTTCATTATTACCCTCTAATAAATACTTCAAACTAATAGGAAACTTCAATTCTACAAGTTTTCTCATAGCCTTAGCATACTCTCTAATCTCATACTGACTCCCCTCATGGTCTCTCAACTGAATGAAGTTAGTGACAGCTTGTAATGAAGCCGTCCAATAGAACTCAGTGTAGAAGTTAAGAGGAAGAATCATTCTAGCTTGTTCCTTAGCTACACCATGCTTTACTAATAGATTGTAAGCTTCCATACACATATCAGTTACATTTTGTACAATATCTTCAGGAGATACAGAGTAAGGAATTACTTCATCACCTTGATTATAATCTCTACTCCACCCATTCAAATCCATGAATGAAGTACCACTACAATCTACAGAATTAGATACTAATTCATCAGTGGAGCATTGCTTATTAGATTTAGATTGTTTACGATATTCAGTGGGAATGTTGAACTCAAACTCACTAGCGTCTACATATCTACCACTAATTTCATTCCATCCATGGTCTTTAGAGCCAATACTATACTCAGTACCAATACAATGCTTATACCATTGACGAGCTACAAACTCAGGCACTTTACAATGGAACTGTATTTGACAGTTACGAAATGGGGATAGGTGTTCATGGGATGCTAAATACTTAATCAACTTCTCATCTGAAGAATCTAATTCAGTTTTACGTTTACCAAAACTAACCCTTGCTGCATTAACAACAGTAAGGTCAGAACCCAGTACGTCAACTAATTCAATGTTTCCTTTATCCAAGACATTAATTTTTGTCATTAGTCGTCTCCTAAACTTAATTTTAACTGGTAATAATCACTTGTATCTTCAACTTCTTGAGGTGTTACTTGCTGCACTAAGAACTCTGTAACCCAGTCTTCAAAGAAACAGTTATCTATTAAAACTTTAACACTAACACCTGTCTCCCAATGACGTAGTAGTACATGGGAATCTGTATAGTTATCATCAACAAAACAAACTCTTACAACTTTATACCCATCATTAACAAAATGTTGGATAACTTTAAGCTCACCTTCACTAGCTTTATACATAATTATTCTCCTTCTCTAACATGAAGAAACACAGGGAATCTTGGAATACCATAACTAGATAGCTCTTGATATTTATAAGTAATTTGCTTACCTACAACTAACTC